AGGCCTAGCCTACGGGCCGCCCCAATCTCACCACTTCAACCTTGATCAAGGATAGACCATGACCACGCCCTTTATGCCCCCCGTTGGAATCAATACCGGAGCACTCAAGCCCGGCATTTTGCAGCGGATCTCCCTCTTCCGCGGCGGTGCGCAAGACACCAACAGCCTCACCCTTGCGCCGATCGTCAAGGTGGCCACCCGTGCGGGCTTCTATCATTTCTTTGCGGAGAATGATGCCTTGCTCACGGGCTCCCCTCAGAACCCGCTGACCCCCGTTGACTATGACACCCCGGCCAGCCCGGGCGGTATGCGCATCTCGGCGGGCACCTTCAACTCCAACCTCTACCGTTGGGGCTTCCAAGTGTTCCCGCTTCAGCAGATTGCGGAGTTCGCGGCGCGTGGTGAGGATATCACGGCGCGGGCGGCCTTCAAGCTTGGCGGGCAGGCAAAGCAGCACCACGCCAAGGTGCTCGGCGCGGTGCTCGACACCGATGGCAACTTCTCCGCCACTCCGAGCTCGGCGGGCGGCGCGGCCACTCCCCTTCAGAATGAGATCAACGCCCTCCTCATTGACCTTGCCAAGCAGGGCGTGGATCTCAATGAGGGCCGTTGGGTTGCCACCTGCAATCTCAACACCGCCAACGATATGTTGCAGTTCAACACCGTGGCGCAACAGGGCTACGCCCTCGCCTACGCTGGTGGCACTGACACGGCCCGCACTGGGGCCACGGATATGAGCCAGCTCAAGGCATGGTTCCTCTCCAAGCTCATCTGCCCGCTTGAGCTGGTGGTGCTCAACCAATTCCTCCCGACCACGGGTGACACCGTTGGCGCTCCCGTGATCGCCAATGGCCGCTTGGCCATCTTCAAGGTTGCGGAGAGCTATGGCGATTCGGGCTTTGTGCAGACCATGACCCCCGACCCCAACGCGGCCCTTGGCCAGATCTACACCTACGATGTGCGGCAGGGGCTGATCGGCATCGGCCTCCATGTTGAATCCGACTACGGGATCACCGTCCTCGGCGGCCCCGCCAACAAGTGGGCGGCTTGCCTCAAGGGTGTCCAGCTCTAGAGGGCGACTAGGTGGGAGCCCCTCCGGGGGCTCTCCACTTGTGAGCCCACCGGGTGCCCCTTCCTTCCCCCCGGTGGTCTCTCAAGCGGAGGATCAAGATGGCGCAAGTTTATCTCTTTGGAGTGGTCAAGGCTGATATTGGGCGGTATCTCCCGCGGATCGCCTTCAACACTGAGACCGCCCCCACGGCCCTTGAGGCCGATGAGATCGTTACTGACCACGCGGCGGATCTTTGCGCCTACCTCTATGGCATGGGGGTGGATGTTCAATACTTGGCCACCGCCACCACCAGCGCCCTCTACCGCACCTGCCAACGCTTCATTATCCTCCGCCTAGCGGCCCAAGTGATGAGGCTCCGCAACCAAAACGATACCACCGCGGCGGAGGCTTGGGATGGTGAGGCCGATCGCATCATTGAGCGGCTCCGCAAGCTCCCCCAAGATATGGGTGCGGAGCGGCCCACGGGGGTCAACAGCCCCAACATCCTCCATTCCAATGCGACCTATGCGGCGGAGCTCTACGCCAAGCAAATGAACAGCCAAAGCCGCCTTGCCATCAATGCGGCTCAAGACAAAATGTGAGCACCCCGTGAGCTCCTTCAAGATCACCATGACGGATGAGACGGGCAAGGCCGTTGCCACCCTTGAGGCTTGCCTCCGGGGCGCGGGCGATTGGAGCCCGTTTTGGGCGGGCAAGGATGGGCCTATTGCGGAGGCATGGGCCAACAGCCGCCGCGCCATGTTTCTCACCCAAGGGCGCTCCACGGGCACCCCATGGCCCGACTACACCAAGCAAGAGCGCAAATACTATGTGCCCGTCAAGAAATGGGTCTTGGGGGCCACCAAGGTCACCAAGCAACACCTCTTGCGGTGGGATAAGAGCGCGGGTGCGGAGCCCGGTGGTCAAGAGCGCCTCTTCCCCTCCATGGCGCTGACCACGCACAAGGAGTTTATCTACCGGGTGAGCGGCAATGTGGCCACCATGGGCACCTCGGTGCCCTATGCCCGCAACCATAACCTTGGGCAGGGTGCATACAATCGCAAGTGGAAGACCAAGCGGGGGGTCAAGGTGATCCAAGTGCCCACCCCCAAGCGGCCCCTGCTAGCCTTTGGGCGGCCCTTCATGTTGGCGGTGCGGAATGAGCTCCAAAGGATTGCCATCAAGCAAGGGGGCAAGGTAGGAGTGACCTCGCAAGAGCTCCGGGAGCGGGCCAAGCTTGCGCGGGCAGTGAGGGGTCTCTCATGATAGCAGGATCGGCCAACGGCCCCCAAGTAGTGGCCAACACAGCGAAGGCGCTGGTGGTCTCCAATTGGGGGGCAGTGTGTGACACGGCTTGGCTCACGGCCATGGGTGCCCCCGGCCTTCCCGCCCCCGTAGCGGGCAACCTTTACACCAGCCACCGCGCCCTCTTCACGGCGGAGACCCAGCCCGCCATGGGGCTCACGGTGATCCGCACCGATGCCAAGATCACCGATGCCTTGGGAGCCATGGATCAAGTTCATGAGCTTGAGATCACGGTGACCTCTGATTGGGGCTACTATGACGGGAGCACGGTCAAGCCGCTGGTGAAGGCCGCGCCCGGAGACCCCGCGATCAAGTTCACGGTGGAGGTCTATGAGACCGCCCTCCGCGCCTATGTGGAGGGGGTGGTGATGATTCTCACCAGCCCGGTCTACGGCTTCCCCAACTATGATGCCCGCAATGTGGGCACTCCGGGCTTTACCCCCACGGGGATCTTCAATGCCTCACCCGCGGCGGGGGTCTCCCCCTCTGACTTTGTGGTGGGGGTGGATGATGTGGGATCTTCTTTGATTCAACAGACCGTGCGGGCTACTATCCAAGTCTCCCAACGGCGCTCTCTCGCAAGGTGATCCATGGCTTCAACCGTTATCGCAAGCAACACAAGTGCGGTCTATGTTCAGACCCAAGCCTCGGTGGGCACCGCCATTGCGGTGGGCTCCTTTGTGGCGGGAGATGCCATCCGCATGGTGGGGGCTCCCAAGTTTAGCCCCCGCGGTGCGGGCATCATTGAGCGCACTGACACCATGACCCCCTTTGGCGGTGGTCAAGCGGCGGTCACGGGCTCACGCGGGTGGGATATCACCTTTCAAACTGAGCTGTTTTGGGATGCCGGCACGGCGGGCGGCACGGTGCCCGCCATGCTCAACACCCAACTTGCGGCGCTCTTCCGGGCCACGCCCTTCTCCATTTCGGGCACCACGCCCGACTTCACGCTTGCGGCTCAAGCGGCCTTTGCCACCACCACATGGGCAAGCGGCTCCCCCGCCCGCTCCCCCGCCTATGCGGTGCAACCCTTCACAATCTACTATGTGGAGAGCTCGGGCAAGCGGTATGCGGCCTTTGATTGCGTGGCGATCCCCAAGTTCTCGGCTGAGTATGGCCAGCGGGTGATGATCGATTGGACGGTGAAGGGCAAATGGCTCGACCCGGATGCATACAACACCAGCAGCACGATCCCCGCCCCTACCTATCCCGCGGCGCAACCCCCGATCGTGGCGCTCAATTGCGCCCTCACACTCTCGGGCTACTTCAACGGGGTCACGGCCCTCTCCAAGTGGACTTTTGACCCGGGCTTTGCCTTGGCGGATGTGGGCGATAGCAGGGAGGCCAACGGCTTTGGCATCGGCCTCCCCACGCTGGCCACCTATCCCTCCCTTGAGGTGGATGTAGCTGATCTCCCGGAAGGCGCGGCGGGCGACAACTCCCAGCCCGATTGGAGCACCGCCTCCGCCAACACGATCGTTGGCACTCTCACGCTGGTGATCACGGTGGGCACGGGTGACACCATCACTTTCTCCCTTGCCAACGCCCAAGTTATCGCATGGCCCACGGTGGGAGAGACCGATGGCCACCGCTCGCTCACGCTCAAGTTTGGTGCCATCCCCACGGCGGCGGCCCCAACCCCCGCCACGATCGCCTTTGACGCGACGATCCCGTAACGCACCCCGCTAGGCCCATCTCGGGCGGCTCATTGGAAGGAAGGAAGGCAACATGGCAATCGAGTTTGTGGAGAAACATTGGATCACGGTGGAGAGCAAGCGGGGCACTGCCCGCCTTTGCGTGCGGGAGCCCAACGCCCTTGAGGGGGCACGCTACCTTGGGGCCATCAATCGCTCCCGGGCACTCATGGAGACGGATGAGGCCGCGGGCTTTGAGGCGCTCATGGAGACCCATGCGGGCCTCCTCACGGCTTGCATCACCAGCTCAGAGGATTGGACACCCGCCTTCCCCGGAGAGGGCAACACGGCGGAGCG